CATGGCGCTCGTTAAATCGGATGAATTGCTGGAACTCTCTTGTAGACAATCAGCAGCCAAGCCTTGCAAGCGTGTAAGGAAGGTTCAGAGACTAGGCGGTGGATGACGCTTCATCCGTAATACGCCAATAGCGTCCGACACCAGAAATGGTGATGATATAGTCCTTGCCCCTGGCGACAGTGGGATTTCAAGAATGCACACAACTTTCCTTTGGATCTAGCATCAGTTGAAGCAACACCAGTTGCCTTGACTGCTCCTACCATCGGATGATATAATAAAGGGGAACTCTTTAGAGTTCCTTTTTTTATAAATAATTATGCACGAAAGAAAACACGAATGACTAAACTTTACTCCGAACTTTATAGAACTTGTATGACTTGTGGTAAGGAAAAACTTGCTACGGATTTTTATGTAAGGAATAAAGTGAATATGGTTCGACATTCATCTTGCAAAGAATGTGATAAAGCAAGAGTTAAAAAAAGACATCAAGATAATCCAGAACGCACCAAGAATAATGATTTAAAGAGAAATTATGGTATAACTCTTCAAGAACATCAACAGATGTTTGAAGAACAAAAAGGTGTTTGTGCTATTTGCAAAGGTGAAGGTGATGGTAAATGGAAGAAACTTTGTGTAGACCACGATCATAAGAATGGAAAAGTTCGTCAGTTGCTTTGTAGAAATTGTAATATGGTATTAGGTCAAGTTGGAGATAATATAAATCTCATGGAGGAAATGATTAAATACCTACAGAAGCACCAATGACCTTCCTTCATATCCTCCTCCTCTTCCAACTCTTTGGAATCTTTATGTTTATATTGTCCGTCACACAAGATCTATGAAACGTAGTATTTTAATTGCACTTTTATTTCTATCATTCGTTCCATTAAAGTCTCAAAATAAAACTCTGAGTAACTATGGTGTGAAGGATAGAACAATCACACCGACACTGATAAGTAATACTGTTTCCAACATTCCACTTACACAGGAGATGAGTTATAAGAAACTGGAAACTCTGGTGCCTTACATTAAGAGAGCAAGTCAGCAGTTTAACATTCCAGAAAATGTGATTGCAGCAGTGCTTTATGAAGAGATACTTCATCGTAAACCAGTGGATGTAAAGACCTTTGGAGTTGCTCAACTGGGCATCAATGAACTTGTTAGGCAAGGACTTCCGCCAAAGCAACAACTATTGGAAGACGATGAAGTGTCTGTATGGTTACTTGCAAGTAAACTTCGTCGTTTACAAAACGAAACTGGTTCTCTGAAAGATGCTATTATACTTCATAATGGTTATTATGATTACTATGACTCTGTGAGAAAGACTGCAAAGAATGATAAAATTATGATGATGTTGGATCAAGAAAGAAAAAGAAAAATGCTATTTGTCTGATGATTAGTTCAGAAACACCTTATAAACTTGCAGAAATTATTAGAGATACTTGGCCTGGTCTTTACAATCAACCTCTAAATAAGAAAGTTGTGAATAATAAAATGGATTATCCAAGAATTAGATCAAACTTTCAAATATTAAATAAATTTCTTGTTGAATTGCAAACTAACATGAATTCTGCAATTCCTGAGATCTATTTGAAACTTGAAGAGGCAGATAATCAGGAGGTGGGGCAGGGATTTATCTCTGACCTTTTCTGGAGTGCATTCAATTTAATCACAACAATCGAAACACTTGAAGGAAAAGAAGTAATTGCTTGGTTCTTGGGTGCCATTGTTCAAGATGTTCATGACCACATTGATCAGTATCCAAATTTGAATGGTGAGATTGCTAGTTTATATAACAGAATGACAACCACTATCACCTATTTAAAGGATGATAAGATTTCACCAGTTGTAGATAATCCAGAAGCACATTTAGATGATACTTACACTTACAATGGTAAGACGATGAAAGTATCAGAGTTTAACAACTTTGATTTTGTTTATGCGTCAAGTGGTTATAATCTTGCTCTCAATGCAGTCAGTAAAGAATGTAAGTCACAAGCACTTAAAAAGTGTTTTCCATATTGGAAGTGGAAGATTGGATTCTGGTTTGCAGAAAATCCACAAACAAATCCTTGCGACCAGTGCAATTGGGGATGTGATGATTGGGCTGATGTTAGAGAACTTTATGAAGATATGAATCAACCAATCTTTGACGGTCAAGGAAATAAGATTGCCAATGACATCTATGATTGGGTGAAGCAACTTTATAAAAATGCACCAGCACGATTCTATGTGATTGAACCAATGTCAGCACCAAATGTTAGAATTGGCAATTATGAAGATGATTATAAGACCAAATATCCAAACGGTGCATTCATTAATGAGTATTGTCTTGTTTGGGGTAGAGATGATTTCTTAAAAGATTGGAAGGACTTTCCAGATGATGTAGCAACATGGATGTTTGATGATGTGAATCCAGATGGATTTGTAGATCGTAATGACTTCTATTATAATTCTGGTCTTGATGCAGCAAACTGCATGTATAAGAGACAATATCCACCCGATCCAAATACAAGTTACTTTTCTGAGTTAATAAAAAGAATCAAAAAGTTATTTTCTAAATAACTACTTAATCTAGTTTTATCGTATGAAATGATACAGGACATATTGGGTGTACATCACATTGCAGAATTGTGTGAATGTAATTCGGATCTTTTAAATAATTCTGAACACATCAGCAATGCTTTGAGGGAGGCAGTTGAAGTTGCAAATGCAACACTGTTGGAAGAAGTTAAGTATGAATTTACTCCACAAGGAATTACTGCTGTTTGTTTATTATCTGAAAGCCACATTAGCATTCACACTTGGCCTGAGAAAAGATATGCTGCCGTAGATATTTTTACGTGTGGAGATCACACAATGCCAGATAAAGCTTGCCAACATCTGGTAAATGCATTACAATGTAACAAAAGCAACATCACAGTTCTAAAACGAGGAGTATGAAATTTACAGTTTATTCAAAGGATGGATGTCCATACTGCACAAAAGTTCAGCAGGTATTAGAAACAACTGAGTTACAACACGTTGTTTATAAGTTGGGAAGAGACTTTACTCGTGAAGAATTTTATGCCGAGTTTGGTCAAAGATCTACCTTCCCTCAAGTGATTTGTGATGACAAAAAACTTGGTGGATGTATAGATACTGTTAAATACCTTAAAGAAAATAATTTAGTTTAATGGAAGAGTTTTGTGGAGTTGTGGAAAAATCTATTGACTATGTTTTTTCTCAGAACATTTATTCGTTAAATTTTTATGAATATTTAAAATCAAGTAAGGCAACTAAAAAACAAACTCAAGATTTTATTGAAAGTGCCACAGCAGCAAATCTAAGCAATCTCATAATGGACTTGGATGATTATTTGGAAGGAGGTTCCGATGAAATTCATAAACAATTGAGAGAAGCATATGGTCATTTGTCTAAACCTCATGCAAGAAAAATCAGAAATTATTTGTATAAAATTTTAGAGGATGCTTGGAAGTATGAGAAAAGCAAAAGACCAGGAAGAAAAAAACTCACATCTAAATAGAGGTGTAGAACTTTTACTTAGATATCAGGAGAAGAAGAAACCAGAACAAAAAATTTTTGGTTTTAGATTTAATCGTGTTATTCTAAATCGTAGAATACATTTTGAATTTATGATAACAAAACCAAAATGTTCCTGGGAGAAAATAAATGTCTGAGTTAACCTTAACTATTTCAGTACTTGTCACAATTCTTTTCTTTTTTGTTGGAGGTGTGATAGGATGGTTAGCAAGAGAGAATGTTATGACCAAGCAAATAAATTATCATCCAGAAATGTTTGATAATAATGGAAATCTAATACCAGATGAAATCATCGCTTTTAGATTTGAAAATTCAGAAGAACTTTACGATTACGACGACGAAGATTAATTAATTGGAGGTTATTATGCCAGCACCCGCGACAGTTGCACTGCCACCTAATCCATTGGTAAGTGAGGTACTTGAATTTATTTCTAAGAAAAGAACCAAGGCAGAAAAAATTAAAGCACTTAAAGATTTTGAAAGCCCTGAACTTAAATCTATTTTGATTTGGAACTTTGACGAAAGCATTGTGAACATGCTTCCAGATGGTATTCCACCTTATAGTCCAAATGAGGCACCAAAAGGAACAGAGCATACAAATCTTTCTCATGAATACAAGATCCTTTATAATTTTTTGAAAGGTGGTAATGATCAATTACGCCCAATGAAAAGAGAAGAACTTTTTCTTCAACTTCTAGAAGGTCTTCATGCTGAAGAATCGGAAGTTATTTGTTTGGTAAAGGATCGCAATCTTAATAAAAAGTATAAGATAACTAAAGAGGTTGTATCTGAAGCTTATCCTGATATTGTATGGGGAAATCGTGGAGGTTAAGATGACTAAAACTAAAGTCAAAGAAACTACAATGAAAGAAGAAAAATTGTATTGGACAAAGGAAGAGATTGAATCTGTTCCTGCCAGTTATGGATGTGTCCTAATTAAAGAAAGAGCAACTTTGGAAGAGCAACATAATAAGCAACTTCCTACAGATGTGTATAGAATTTTCTATAAAGTTCAAGATAAAATTCACTGTGACATGGTAAGAACAAGTCGTAAGGTAGATTTGTTTGACATGTATTATGATAAGTTTGGTCCTGGAGTTATTCAGAAAATTGATTGGGGGTATGGTACAATCAACCCAAAGTCATGGGATTATGTCTCCCCAGAAATCAAAAAGAAACGTAGTAGGTAATTTGTATGAGTGAGGGGTTTTCAAATAAACAAGTTGAATCTTTTCTGAGTGAAGTTAATAAAATCACAAAGGATTATAAAAAAATTAAAAAGTACATGAAGACTAATTACTTTGAAATTCAAAAATTGAATGGTACTGAAAAAATTGTAAACGATCTTTTGAATAAATACTACAAGGAAGAAAAGTAGTAGGTAAATGAAAACTTATAGGGAATTTATTGCTGAGGTTAATGCGGCTCATCCTGACATTGCAAATCAACCAGAATTTCAAAAAAAAGTAGAAAAAATTCTTAAGCAAAGAAGGACTGCAAGATCTGCATCGCAAAAAATTCCTTCAACAACTTCTAGTACAAAACAACAACCAACTCAGGGTCAACCATTTAAACCAACTGGAAAACCAGGATCACCAGGGAACGTACAAACTGGTTACAAAAAACCTGGATTTAAAACTCCAAATGTGAAAGTTCCGACAGGAGTTAAAAACGTTGCAGGTTTTGCTGGAAGAGCAGCTGGTCCTGCATTAACTGCTGTTGATGCTGCATTAACTTATAAGGGTAGAAGATCTGAAGGTGAATCTAGAAAGAGAGCAGCTGCAGGAACTGCTGCTCAAGTTGGAACTGGACTTGCTGCTGCTACTGCGGGTGCTAAGGCTGGTGCAGCAATGGGATCAGTTTTGGGTCCTAAAGGTGCTTTAGTTGGTGGATTGGTTGGCGGTGGTGTTGGTTATGTTGCTGGATCTGAGGTTGGTAAAAAAGCATTTGATGTTGCTGCTGGTGCAACTCCACAGCAGAAGAAAGCAATGGCAACTGCAAATCGTCAACGTCAAGCAGGGACTGGCATTGTAGGAACTGGTGGTCCAACTAAAGTTGATACCAAGAAAAATACAATTACTACTGGTGGTAAGACTGTTGCACTTCCTAAGATGCAAGTGAATCCTCAAACTGGTAAAGCAGGATACCTTGCTTATAAAGGTGGTCAAGCAACCTACAAGACTGCTGCAGATCCTTCAACTCTTGCCAAGACTTCTAGTAATCCTTTAGAAAGACTTGGTAGAACGATCAATCCAGGTGCTTATGCAAAACAAGATGCAGCAGCAAAAGCAGCACAATTAAAACAAGCACAGGCAGGAACAGCATCTTATAAAAAGTCACTAGGTATTAAATAATCATAAATAATAGAAAAGTTAAAGTGGAAGCAATGGAATTAACTTACGAACAATATGCTGAATTAATGGATGAATTAGTTGCAGAAGGTTATGATGTTCTAGAAGCATCTGAAATGATTTTCAATGGGCAACTTGAAGAGCAAGGAGGTCAGAGAGGTTCTGGTTCGTCAGCATCTCAGACGAACCAATCTGTTTCTGGGGCCCAAATTTTATATGGTCCTTCAGGAAAACCACAATCTCCAGCTTCTAGACCAACAAATGTAAGAGGTGGTGGCACTCGTCCTGCCGCTAGACCTGCTGCTGGTGCTCCTGCAAGACCTGCTGCCGCACCCACAAGACCTGCTGCTGCCCCTGCCGTTAGACCCGCTGCTTCCCCAGCACCAGTTGCTGCAAGACCTGCTGCCGCCCCTGCTAGCACTCCTACAAGACCTGCTGCTACTCCATCTGCAAAAGTTGATACTGCCCCTGCAGCAAAACCAGCAGGATCACCAATGCAACAGTGGAGAGATGCAAATAAAAACCTCGCTGCAGCTTCTGATGAAAAAGCAAGAATTCGTGGAACGCAACAAACTGATAATCCTTTAATGAAGGATATGAGATCTCGTCTTCCAATGAATTCTCCTTCAGTTCAGTCTCCTGATGTTGCTAAACTTGGCGCAGGTAATCAATCATTAACACAAAATCCAAATGCTTTCAAAGCAGCAACTCCAGCTCCATCTTCCCCATCACCATCTACAGCATCAACTGGATTTAAACTTGCTAAGCAAGGAGTAGATCTTTCTAAAACAAATAAGCAAAAGATTAATGCTGGAATGGAAATTCAAGGTGATAAACTTCAAGAAGAACTGAAAGGAGATGGTTATGGTGGAAGTGCCAGACCAGACTCTCTGCTAGATGCATATCAATCAATCTACAAATCTTGATCTCTGGGGGAATTGACTTCCCCCCTTTTTTTGTCTATAATAGTATGAGAACTTTTTGTAACATGGACAGACAAAAACTTAAATTGATTGTTCGTAATCTTGAACTTCTTGTTGATAGTTTAAAAGATGAGATCAATTCGGATGAAATTCCACAACTTAATTACGAAGAAATTGCACCCTATCTAGAAGATTATGATGAAGTGTATGATGAAAATGAAGAGGAAAAACTAAATGGTTTATGAAGATTTAACGAAATTTGAAAGAGCACTTGCTCGGTTTGGAGATAAGGTTCAGTATGTAGTTGGACTAGAAATTGGTAATAAAATTTCTCCAGAGACTGCTTATCAAGAAATAAAGGAAATGTTGAAGGAATTGAAAAAAATTCGCAAAGAAGAAAAAGATTTTTGGGAGGAATGATGACATCAAAAGTTAAACTCATTGCAATCACTCAAGGTGCTGGAGATCTTATTAATAGGAATGCACAAGAGGTAATCTCTTACATTGCTCGCGTAAGTAATCCAAACAACCAATTGAACTTTGATACTTCTGCTGGTCTGCTTAAGTATTGTATCAAGCATGAACACTGGAGTATCTTTGAACATGCTTTTATGACACTTGAGATTAATACCACTCGTGGTATTGCTGCTCAAATTTTACGTCATAGGTCCTTTACATTCCAGGAATTTTCTCAGCGGTATGCGGATACCAATCTCCTATCTGATAAACCAGAACTTCCTGATCTTCGTAGACAGGATACAAAGAATCGCCAGAATTCCATTGATGATTTTGGTGATTATGTAAAACTTGGTATGCAGGGAGAGATACAAGAGTATTTTAATCAAGGTCAGATTTTGTATAATAGTCTTCTTGATAGAGGTGTTGCAAAGGAATGTGCTCGCTTTGTACTTCCTCTGGCAACACCTACCAGAATCTACATGACAGGATCTTGCAGGTCATGGGTACATTACATCAATCTTCGTTCTGCAAATGGAACACAAAAGGAACACATGGACATTGCAGAAGATTGCAAATGTTTGTTTATTTGCCAGTTTCCTGATGTTGCTAAGGCACTTGAGTGGGACAGGTCTGATGATTGTCCAGAGTGCTTAGATGCTCCTTCAATTACTATAGAATAAATAGTACACAATTATAATTAAAAAAATGTCAGTTAATTATTCTTGGAGTATAACTTCATTAAACTGTGTAGAACAAGAGAATACCTTAGAGAATGTTGTAAAGTCGATTGATTGGAAACTTGTTGCATCAGATACTCATAACGAAAAAGTAATTGATTCTTATGTAGTTGGTAATACCTCAGTTTCAAATCCAGACGAAAGTAATTTCATTAATTTTTCAAACTTAACACAAGAACAAATTGTTACTTGGGTTGAGCAAACAATTCCAGCAGAAGAACTTGAAATCTATAGAAATTATCTTGCAGGTAAACTTGATCTACAAAGAGTCGTAGAAACCGTGTCATTACCTTTCCCTTGGGATCAATAAATATTAGCGTGTATTGAATTAATTTATGGCAACTTATCCAGTTTATAATAAAATCACTGGCGAACAAAAAGAAGTGAGCATGAGTGTTCACGAATGGTCCCAGTGGAAAAAAGATAATACAGATTGGGATAGAGATTGGTCTGATCCATCCACTTGTCCTGGTTCAGGAGAAATTGGAGAGTGGAAAGATAAATTAAATAAAAAAAATCCTTCTTGGAATGAAGTTTTGAAAAAAGTTGGAAGAGTCCCTGGTTCAAGAGTAACGAAAAACTAATGGCAAGAAGAAAAAGAAGTAATGAACTCCAACCAATCGGAGTTGGCATGACGGCAAAGCAAATGAAAAGACGTAAACCAATCAATGTAGATCTATTAGTAGACATTGATCCCCTCACTGAAAATCAAAAACGATTGTTCGATGCATACGCAAACAATAAGCATTTGTTTGCTTATGGTTGTGCAGGCACTGGTAAAACTTTTATCACACTTTACAATGCTCTTCGTGATGTTTTGAATGAGTACACACCATTTGAAAAAATTTACATCGTTCGTTCTCTAGTCTCTACAAGAGAGATTGGTTTTCTTCCTGGAGATCATGAAGATAAGTCTGCACTTTATCAGATTCCCTACAAGAACATGGTCAAATACATGTTCCAGATGCCAAGTGATGCAGACTTTGAAATGCTCTATGGCAATTTGAAAGCACAAGAAACTATTAAGTTCTGGAGTACTTCTTTCATTCGCGGAACGACAATTGATAATGCGATCATTGTCGTTGATGAATGTCAGAACTTGAATTTTCATGAACTTGATAGTATAATTACAAGAGTTGGCGACAACTGTAAAATTATGTTCTGTGGTGATGCAACTCAAACAGATTTGACAAAGACATATGAAAGAAATGGTATCTTAGATTTCATAAAAATTATTAGAAACATGAATAGTTTTGATGTAATTGAATTTGGAATTGATGACATTGTTCGTTCTGGATTAGTCAAAGAATACATTGTTAACAAAATTGCTTTAGGTATGTAATGCGGTTTATTCATCATAATTTTTTAGGTGATCTTGAATTAGAAAAGAAAGAAACTAATGGGATGCGCCTCTATAATCTTCCTAATGGAGATTGGGTGCCTTCCATTACTTCTGTCACAAGTTTTTATAATCGTCAAGTCTTTTTAGAATGGCGAAATAAAGTTGGTGAAGAAAAGGCAAACCAGATCACTCGTCAGGCAACTTCAAGAGGAACAGATTTCCATTTAATTTGTCAGGACTATCTTGAAAACAAAGAACTAGACTGGAATGATTATCAACCAGCATCTAAGATTATGTTTCAACATGTAAAGTCAGAACTGGATAAGATAAATAATATTCATGCCATCGAAAGATCTCTGTATAGTGAGTATCTTGGAATTGCTGGAAGAGTAGATTGTATAGCAGAGTATGATGGCGAACTAGCAATCATAGACTTTAAAACTTCCAGCAAGATAAAACCAGAGGAATGGATTCAGCAGTATTTTGTTCAAGAAACTGCATATGCTTGCATGTACTATGAACTGACGGGTATTACTGTTAAAAAGTTAATTACATTGATGGTAACTCCGAATGGAGAGTTCAAAGTATTTGACAAAAGAAACAAAGACGATTATATTAAGTTATTAGTCAAATACATTAAAGAGTTCGTAAAAAATTCAGGTTACTAATGGAAGATTTATTAGCAAAAGAGTTAGAAAAAAAGTTTTTATGCTCATCAAGATTTGCACAGGAAATTGAAAGAATAGTTCAGAATGATAAGAGCACATACATTGACTCGATCATTTATTTCTGTGAAAAAAATAACATTGATCTTGAATCTGTTTCAAAACTGATCTCCAAACCGCTTAAGGATAAGATAAAGAATGAAGCAATGGAACTTAATTTTCTCAAAAAAACATCTAGAGCAAAATTGCCTTTATGAAAGTGACTCCTTTTGATGTCTATAAAACATACTTGTCATTAAAAAACCATTTTACGAATGAATCTTATGATTATTTTAAGTATGCTGGAAAATCGAGAGCAAGTGTAAATTCTTTCAACAAAAGGAAAGATCGTTACTTCTTCGAAAGATGTTCTAGAAAGATGTCTGACGATCAGGTTGTTGAATTTTTCCTATCTAACTTTATTGTTTGTGATGATCCTCAAAAAGTTTGGATAGGAGAGTTAATTCAGGCAGGAGAAACCAATTACTTAGATTGGAAGAAAAAAAATCAAAGTCTCACTTATGTTTTCTGCAATGAAGTAGAAGCAGTGTTTGCAGATAAAAGTTTTGATTCAATGTTTGAATGTAAAAGTGGGCAGCACCCAGAAATTTTAAAGGAATATCTTCGTAAAAATCTTTCATTAGAAACCTTAACGATTTTAGATCAACTCCTATCTTTTTCTAATAAATTTGATAGAATTCTTACAGACTTGGTGTGGAAAACCGTTAGTCATAAGATAAAAAAGTACCGTCCATTCATGGTAAATATTGATAAATTAAAATTTAAGTCCCTATTAAGGGAGAGAGTTAATCAATGAGTAAATTTTTTGAATCCGAAATAGTTCGTAAAGAATTTGAAGAAATTTATCAATTACAAAAGAGACTTCAACAAGTTTTTATTTCTCTTCCAAGTCTTACTATAGAAGAGAAGCAAGAATTTATCAAACTTATGCTTTTGCTTGTGGACAAGCAAGAGATTATGTATTTTAGAATGAAGTTGTCAAATGATCCAGAAAGTATAGAAATGATAGAAAAAATTAAAGAAAGTGCTTTTCTTATGGGACTTTCGCCAACAATGTCTTTAGATGAATTGTTTCCCAAAATGAGAAAAACATTAGAAAAGTTGGAAAAAACACTTGACAGGGAGAGTGGTATGTAGTATTATTCTTCCTGGAATCCCCCGAATCCAATTAATCCGAGGTAATCTAATGTCTTTTTCAGATCTTAAAAAACAATCCAAACTTGGTTCTTTGACTGCCAAACTTGTCAAAGAAGTTGAAAAGATGAACTCTGTAAGTTCGTCTTCTGATGACCGTCTTTGGAAACTTGATGTTGATAAAAGTGGAAACGGTTATGCCGTAATTCGTTTTCTTCCTGCTCCAGAAGGAGAAGATCTTCCATTTGTGAAACTGTATTCTCATGCATTTCAAGGTCCTGGTGGTTGGTATATTGAAAACTCTCTGACTACTGTTGGTCAGAAAGATCCTGTGTCTGAGTATAATACGCAACTTTGGAACAATGGCACTGATGCTGGTAAAGAACAGGCACGTAAGCAAAAGCGTAAACTGTCTTACATCAGCAACATTTACGTTGTGAAGGATCCCGCTAATCCTCAAAATGAGGGTAAAGTTTTTCTCTTCAAGTACGGTAAAAAAATCTTTGATAAGATTGCTGCTGCAATGCAACCTGAGTTTGAAGATGAGCAAGCAATTGATCCGTTTGATTTCTGGCAGGGTGCCAATTTCAAACTGAAGGCAAAGAACGTTGCTGGTTATCGTAATTATGATTCCAGTGAGTTTGCTGCTGCTGCTGTTCTACTGGACGATGATGATGCAATGGAAGCAATCTGGAAGAAGCAGTACTCTCTTTCTGAGCATGTTGCTGCTGATCAGTTCAAGACCTATGATGAACTGAATAAGCGTCTGAGTTATGTTCTTGGTAGTAAAGGTTCCCGTCGTGTGGACGAAGAAGTTGCCGAAGAGGAAGAGTATTCTCGCGGTCCTGCACCAAGTCTTGATGATGATCTTCGTGCTGAGTTGAATAGTCTTAAACCTTCAGTGTCACAACCAGTCGATGAAGATGAAGATGATGCTCTTTCCTTCTTTCAAAAACTTGCTGAGGATTGAGTCAAATCAAAATTGAAAAATAAAACCAAATATGGCGGAAAAAATTTCCGCCATATTTTTTTGTCAAAAAGGTCGCTATGGTTGAGTAATTCTTGGATTCTCAGTTTTCTTGAGATTTGGAGAAATAAATTGAGATCCTTCTCCATACTCCATTATTTCCTTCATGTCATCAATAATTGTAGGTATGAATTTGGATTTGATAATGTTAATGCTTCTTTTTGCGTCATTTAATCTGACTTCATAATCATAGTAAGAGATTCCTACAATTTCAGATTTAGTGATAATTTGTTTGTTATCTATGTAACGAAGTGAATAACCTGATGAAACTACAAGTCCTTCTGGTTGTATTAATCTATTGTTGGAATCCTTGATCTCTTTTGTTTCATAGTGATGAATTTGCTGTAATTGATTATCAGTATATTTTTGCTGCAAATACAATTCGAGTTGTTGATTTGATAATGGCCATTGATTTCTGATGTTGATAATTCCATTAATTGTTAAAACAACCCAATCCAAACAGGGGTCGCCATAAAATTTATAAGCAACTTGGTCAGGTCTTTCATCTCCTTCAATTTGATACTGATCAAAATTAATGAATGAACCAAGAATGTCTGATCTAATTTTTGCTGCTTTGAAAATGTTTTTGACTGTTACATAGTCAAATGCTGATGTCTTTTGACCACTTAAATCTGGATACTGTAAATTTGGAAGTTGGCGGAAATACGAATTTGAAAATTGAAATTCGTTGTATGGGGAGTATTCTTGAATTGCCATTTTAGTAACCTACATCGTCTCCAGAGTATTTGTTTTGGTCTTCATCGTAAATTGGTTGTAATTCAGTGAATTCTAATTGAATTCTTACTGCGACTGGTTGCGAATCTTCATAGGCAACCCACATGCCATCTGGAGCAGAATCTGTAGTGATTCTTCTCAGTGCCATGTCTTTGAATTTATTAACTGATTTATTATTATTTTTTGTTTTATACTCTAATCCAAAAATATCTGGAGTTCCCAAAAGAGCATTATTTAATTTTTTAGGTGCTACTCCATCTTTAAAGAATTTGATAATTCTACGAATGTTTGCACCTTCATCCTTGTTTCTTGCAACTAAGATGTATGAAAATGTAAACTGCCTTAAATCTGGACCTCTAAACAGTAATTCGGCATTTGGGTTTGCAATATTACCAGTTGTTCTTGCTAATAATTCGTCTGGGCTAATGTTGCTTCCAAGTAAACTGACACCTTGCGCTGCAAAATACGCACCAGCAACAGCAGCACCGCCTGCAGCACTTTCAGTAAATTCTCCTAAATTAAATTTATAATTTTGATCTCCTTTTGTCATTCCTAAATTTCTTAAAGTTCCTCCAACGGCACCAACAGCTCCTGCTGCAAAAACGTTTAATTTGCTTTCTCCCCATTCAGTTCCATTAGAATCACTTACTTTTGGCATAGGAAGAATTACAGTTCCAGTATATTGAGAACCTCTAGTTCCTGTTCCTCCTGATGGTGCTGAATACTTGAATTTGTTTATTTGCAAATAATCTTGTGTGGTGTCAATGTCAACTGGATAAGCAAGAGTTGATGTTGATGATTTTGTTTTTTTAGTTACCGATGAAGATAAATTATAGTTTTGATTTGATGGAATCGGTACTAACTGTTTATTTTCATCCTTTTCTATAATTGCGTTATTATTAAATGAAGTTACTTGTTTATAGTATAAGTCATCTAATTGTTCGTCTGAAACAAACTTAATTGTTTGATTCGTTGTGCCATTATATTGATTAACAATTGTAGATAATTCAGAACTTTGAGAAATTGTATTCCAGTCTGATGATGCTGGATCAACTGGCGTTCCGTTTATTTGAATACCTTGAACATAACCATCTTTAGAACCACCATCTACTATGTCCGCAGTAATTTCTGCAGATCCGAAATTAGCAATAGCAAATGAGTTGGTATATGCCATTAATTAATTACCTTTTAAATGTCTTCCCGATCTGACTGAGGTTCCTTTAGAATCAACAAATTTTTCTGTCGGAAGATTAACAACTCCTCTCCATTCAGTTTCTGGTATAAAGTGAGGAATTCCTTGTACTCCAGAAAAAAGATACTTACGAATAGTTTGTGGAGGAACTGCAAAACTTGATTGGCCTGATTTATTTATTAAGTCAAATGCAATTTCGTCTCGTTGATCTTGAGAAGCATAGTGTAGATTACATCCTAAAAATCCATCTGTATGAACTTCCATCACAAATGCAAGTGGAAATCTATCATGACCTTTATCTGAATATTTAGGAGCATATGAAAACAGGTATAAATTTCCAGCAATGAATCCACTTGGTCTTTTGAATTTACGAAACTCTAGTTCCGTAATTAGTTGGTTAATGTACCAATCTGGTTTTTTTGGACTTTTTCCTGCTTTTTTTAGGATTGATTCGTAAATTGTCAAATTCCCAACTCCTTTTCTGTCATAACTCTAAATTCAAAAAGATTATCACGACAGAATTCTTCAGCTGCTTTCCATTTTGCTTGATTTTTTACATAAGTAATTGTTTCGTGAATTAACGTTTTATTAGATTTTCCCTGTTTTCGAATGGGTTCCTGAGTTTCACGAAATGGTTTGATCTCTATAATCACCTTTCTTATTTTTCCCTCTTTGTCAATGTATTTGAGGTAAAAATCTGGAAAGTATCTTCTAAATTTTTTTGTTGTTGGGTCAAAGTATTTAATTGAAATCTCTTCCGATGCCCACTCTAATACCTTTTCGTTAGTATCTGCATACTTTGCAAACTTTCTTTCCCACAAACTTCTACAGACAATATTATTTGGATCGCCTTTGTATTTTTTGGGATTTTCTGGTTTATACCTTGTAGTATAAGCCATAAATACTACTGATAAACTAAGAAGTATTTATTGTGGGAGTTTCTGCAAGCGATTTTAGATATACGATAGAGAAAGTCAAAAATGTTTTTTCTAAAGTATCGTTTGATAATCTCTATCAAGTAACTTTTCCTGTTGGAAATTATACAAATTGGTTGTTAGGTAGTGATTTAAATAGAACTACCTTAGATACCGATGGATTTGATTTGTTTCAAAAAGTAGGATTACTTTGTACACAAGCAGAACTTCCAGGAACTCAATATTCAACAACACAAGTCGTTGGTGATAGGCAAGGTTTGATTGAGGTTTTCCCAACAATTCGTTCTTATCCTCCATTAAATTTAACATTTTATGTAGATACTAGTCATGTTATCATTAAATTCTTTGAAACATGGATGAATTACATTAATCCGATTAACAAGACGGATAGATCGGATAGCACTTATTCGAAATTGAGATATCCAGATTCTTATAAAGATACGATTAGAATAGTTAAGTTTGAAAAAGATACTTTATATCAAGAAGAAAGACCTGGAGTTTCTGAGGCATTATATAAGTCAAATATGTTAAGTTATGAGTTAACAAAGGCATGGCCAATCAACATTACTTCAATGCCAGTAAGTTATGGAAATTCAAATGTTCTAAAAGTTAGTGTGACCTTTCAATATGATAGATATTACGTTTCGGAAATAACAAAAACGGGATTAGAATCAAAACTATTCAATAGTTCAAACATCTTAAATTCTTAAACTAAATAAATTTACTGATAAAAACTGAGTTATGACAACATTACCTGCACCAGCGACACCTGTTTATGAGTTGGTTTTGCCATCAAATAACAAGAAAATTAAGTATCGTCCTTTTCTTGTTAAAGAAGAGAAAATTTTAATTCTTGCAATGGAATCTCAGAACAATTATGAGATTTCAAACGCTGTCAAACAGGTTTTAGCAAACTGTTTGATCACCAAAGGAATTGATGTTGACGAACTTCCAACGTTTGACATTGAATATTTCTTTTTAAACATTCGTGGTAAATCTATTGGCGAATCAATTAAGATGGTTGTTACTTGTTCTGATGATGGAACAACTGAAGTACCAGTGACAATTTATGTGGATGAAATTGAAGTTAAAAAGAATAAAGATCACAAGAGAGACATTGTTCTTGATGACAAGTTAACACTTAGGATGAAGTATCCTTCTTTGAGTCAATTCATTGAAACTAACTTTGTGACTCCCACTACACCAGAAGAGAGAGTTGATGAAGAACTTAAAACAATGGCAAATTGTTTAGATACATTATATACTGAAGAGGAAGCATGGGATTTTAATCAATACACAGAGAAAGAAAGGATAGATTACGTTGGAAAATTGACGCCAATGCAATATAAAGAAATGGAAAAGTTTTTTGATACTATGCCTAAACTTTATTATGAAATTGACGTTGAGAATCCAAACACTGGAGTCATCAATAAAGTTTCGTTGGAGGGATTAAAGGATTTTTTCGCTTAAGTATTGCAAGAGAAGATCTTGAATCACACTTTAGAATTAATTTTGCTCTCATGCAATACCATAAATATAGTTTAAGTGATGTTGAAAACATGATTCCTTGGGAAAGGGAAATTTATTTGGCTCTGCTGAAGGAACACATAGAAGAAGAGAAACAAAAGCAAAATGGCTGAACTAGCAGAAAGAAAAATTTCGACTCAAAGTTTCTTCAATAATTCACCAGTTTATGTTAATGGTGGTGACGAAGAAAAGTCTCGACAACTTTCTGAATCTGCTTTTGAAACTGCTCAAACTGCTTTAGTACAAAGTCAATCAAATCAAAATTATCTGCAATCATTATTGCAGACAATCAGCACTCAATCTACTGAAATTCAGCAGATTAATGGAGAGGTTGTACGTGTAGAAAGAGAGTCTGATTCACAAGAACAGGAACTTGCAAAAGCAATTTCTTTTTTGAATAGTTCTTTTCTTTCTTTGAGTGCTGGATTGCAATCATTAAGAACTGATGTAGAAGGTATAAGTAGATATCTCTTAGATGAACAAAAACAAAGGCAACAACAGATTGTAGCAAGGGAAAAACTTGTTGCTGCTAAAAAAGATGTACAAGAAAAGACTAATATTCTAAAATCTCTCAGGAAATCTGTTTCGGGTGGAGCTAAAGGGGCATTTCAATTTGGACAAACTGGAAGACCTCAGGGAGAAGAATCGTTCTTTCAGAAATTGGTTCAAGGTGCTGCCGCCGCAACTGGGATTGCAGTAGGAACAGCAGTTTCTAATGATGATGAAATTACTCAATCTAGCGAGGGAAATGCAACTCAACAATCAATTTACAACTATTTAATTAATGATAAGGGGTTGTCTAAAGAACATGCTTTGGGTATTATGGCAAACATCAAAGCAGAAAGTGGATTTAGAACCAATGCGAAGAGTGGTGATGATGGCGGTGCTGGTGGATTGTTCCAGTGGAAAAAACCAAGAAGCACCAGAATGGCAGCAACAGTTAATGATTGGGAAAAAAATTGGAAAGGACAAATAGACTATGCTCTCAAAGAGGATGCTGGACCATCATATTTAAATCAATCATTTAAATCTGCAGAGCAGGCAGCACGTTGGTGGATGATCAAATGGGAAAGACCTAGGGAATCTTTGTCTAGACCTGGAGGACCAAGAGATAAAGAACATAACGCATGGATTAAATCATTTAAACCAGCAGAACAAACAGCAAAACCAGAAACAAAACCAGCAATAAAACCAAAACCATCATCTGCATCACGTTCACCAGTGGGAACACCACAAGCAGCAGATGTAAAACCAGATCAAACGTCAATGAAACCACCATCTGGTGATGCGAGTGCTCCTTTTGTTGGAGCAGTTGCATCGACACAAGTTAAACCAGAGGTTCCACAAAAATCTGTTGCTGAATTGACTCCTCCTTCTTCATCTTCATCTGTGGCAACTCTTCCTCCAATTATGCAAGGATCTCAAGGTGGAACGAATACTGAAGCAGTTCCAGATTTTCCTTCTGGAAGTGAAATTGCGACAAATAACCCATTGACAAGATTGTGGACAATTAATTCAATAAATCATTTAAACATTAACGCATCAATGCCGCACATTTATGGTTAATATTAAAGAGTCATCGTTGCTTGGATCAGCACCATCTTCAATCCGAAAGGTGGATTCTTTCTTGCGTTTGAGTGATTTAAAAACTGACAATAACATTAAAAAATCATCTTTTTTGAACACAGAACTTGATAATAGAGAGGAAAAACTTGCAGATGATGAAGCAAAAATTAGTTCCGTTTCTCTAATGACAGATGGTGAAAATCTGCAGCAGCAACTTGATCCAACAACATTTTATTCGCAGGGATTTGTTGATGCCTTAAAATCTCTCACTGAAGAAATGGGAGGATCGCAGCAACAGGAGCAACAGAATAAAGAACCTTCTCCTGCTGGTCTTGTTGGAGGTATGCTAGGTGCTGGTGGTTTTGCTGCTCTGAGTGGAACAAGTGGATCTGTTGCTTATGGTGGTAAAACACAGGCACCATTAACAGTTTCTTATAGTCCTTTTAAATCATCTCAACCAATCATTTCTGGAGTAGGATACAGACAAAGCACGGGAACTAATCATAAAGGTTATGATGTATCAGCACCATCAGGAACTCCCCTTTATGCTTATTTTCCTGGAGTTGTGACAAAAGCAGGTTATGATTCTGGATATGGTAATTACATTGAATGGAAAGATAGTGTTTATGGAGAAACTCATTTTTTTGGACATCTCATCAAACCAGCAAATTATAAACAGGGGCAAACTTTTGATCAGGGAGCACTGTTGGGAAATGTTGGATCTACTGGTAGAAGTGAAGGACCACATTTACATTGGGAAATAGGACCTAGAGGAGGAACTGTAGATCCTGGGCAATGGACTAGAACACATCCAATGAAAACAAAAGATACAGAAGCAGCAAAAATTAAACCAGAAATTAAATCAAAACCAGGAGATTTAAAACCTTCTACAACAGCAACAGCAACAAGAACACTGATTCAACCAGTTATTGCCCAATCTCCTAGTCAAGTTCAGTCTGGGCAACTAAATAGGCAAGGTGGAGGTTCAAATACTTCAAATTTCACCACAATGGCATCTAATCTCTCATCAATTGGGTAATGGCAGTAGACAATTATAAAATTAAACAGTTATCTATAATTTCTGATACTTTTGGTGAGTACAGTATTGCAAGAGGTGCTGCAATTAATTATTATGAAGACATTCTATGCCCAACAATTTCATTATCAATTACGTTTGTGGATACAGATGGTGTTTTGAGTAATGGACCAATTTTGGGTGGGGAAAGTTTAGTTGGAGAAATTTATTTTCCCTATGCCAATCAATCATTAAAATTTACGAAGAATCATAAAATTATTAATCAAACAACAGGAGATGCTTTTACAAAATCCAGTGGTCAAATGGCAACACTGAATGGATTTTCTCTTGAATGTTTGAAAAATGAAACGATTAGATTGGGAAAAAAATACGAAGGAAACATAGGAAATACTGTCAAATCTTTGCTAAATGGATCTGAAAAAAGTTTACAAACTAAGAAAAAAATAAATTCAGAGAATACGACAAACTCTTATTCCTTTATTGGCAATCAAAAAAGACCATTTGATACAATTCAATGGTTGTGTCCAAAAAGTCAAAATGGAACTACCTCTGGAGGATTTCTATTTTTTGAAACTTTAGATGGTTATGTATTTAAATCTGTTGATACATTATTAAAACAGTCTTCTGTTGCCACATACAAAAAAACTGAGATTGTAAATCCTGGAGATAGATTTGTAATTATTTCAGATTATTTGACAAAGAATTCTGATCAAAGTGCAATGTCAAGAATGGGAATGTATGCCAATAAAACAATTTATTGGGATTCTAAGAACATGAAAATGCAGAATGATACGCAGTATCAAGTTACTAAAGTTTCGCAAGTGAGTCCGAAGAAATATCCAAAACTTCCCGAAAATCTGCACGATCAACCAACCAGATTTATGTTTAGAATGTTAGATGTTGGGGCATTACAATCTGGAGAAACCACTGAGGATGAGCAAAAACCAGAAGAGTTATCTAAATACCAAAATCAAACATACATTCGTTTGAATCTTTTGTTTTCGCAATCCTTGAACATTCTAGTTCCATTAAACCCTGATTTGAGAGCAGGACAAGTAATTACAGTTCAGTTTCCTCTTCCAACAAGTGATCAAGAAAAGAAAAAATTTGGAACAGATAAAACAAAAGATTCAAGTGGTAATTATTTAATTTCTCAACTTAAACACAGCATTTATAATAATAGAGCATACACTGCTTTAAAACTTATCAGAGATTCATTTACTTAAAATGACTGAACAAACTGTAGTAAAACAGAATTTTTTTGGAAAAGATCAGTTTCAATGGTGGATTGGTCAAGTTACTGATCCAGAAACTGGAAAGTGGGGAAAAGCACTTCAAACGCAAAAGGTTGAAGATGGAAATGAAGTTTACTATTATAGAACTAGAGTTAGGATCATAGGGTATCATGATGATCCTACTGATCTGCCTGACGATAAACTCCCATTTGCTCATGTTTTAGGACCAGCAAATCAAACATCTGGCATTGATGGTGAAGGAAGTTTGCTTGGATTAAAGGGTGGAGAAATTGTTCTTGGATTTTTCTTAGATGGAGAAGATGGACAACAACCCGTCGTATTTGGAACTCTCTATCGAAACAGAAATGTAAAAAGTATTCCAGTAGATCAAAGAAAAACTGCTTTTGATCCATTCACTCCTCAAACAGCATCTGCAGGTAAACATGCAATTGATGAGAAGGCAAAGCAATCTGGTGATCCTGTAAGTGGAGTTCCAAACGATGAAGCAGATGATGAAATAACACAGGCAAAGACTGATTTTAATACTCTAACCGATGTTGAAATTACACCACCAAATCCTTGTGGAGATTCAGGAATTGGTGAAATTAGTTCAATCCTGAATCAATTTTCTAAAACTTTATCAAGACTTCAAAATCTTGATGGTCAATACATTGATCCCATTATGGGTAAGATCGTTGACATTGAAAATGAAGTTAAATCTATTGCTGGATCAATTTTTGGTAAAGTATCTGAATGGATTCGTAAGATTAGAGATCAAATTATGAAACTTGTTTATGAAGCACTTGATAAATTGATCAAAACGATTTTTCCTAAACCACAACAACCTTATGGGGGTCAGGCACAAAAGTCAATTACTGATTCTATTTTTTGCCTTTTTGAAAATCTTTTAAGAGATGTATTTGATTATCTATTTGATAGTATTATGAGTTTTGTGGATCAAGTTGTAAGTTTTACTGACTGTGTTGTGGATTCATTTTTGGGGGACATGTTTTCTCAATTAAATTCTATCATTGATACTTTAATGGGATCTATTTTGTCTGCTGCTGGCGTTGCTGGAAGTATAGATTCTATTATTAGTAGTGCTTTGTCTGGGTTGGGATTTTTATCAGATCTGTTTAATTGTGATAAGGTTGATTGTAGAGAACCTCATTCTTGGTCAACAAGATACGGAACTGCAAAAATGTTAGTGGATAATTTTGAAGATCTTTTTAGTTCCAATCCACTTGACATTGGAGGCGGCGGCGGTTCAGGATTTAATCCACCGTCTATTGGATCACCAAGTTGTTCACTCAATACAATTCAAGAATTAACACCTGACGTTCAATTTATAGGACCATCAAATCAATCTGCATCTGCAGTTGCAATGGTGGATGATGGTGGGCAAATTGTAGGTGTTGCAATTACTAACAGTGGAAGTTATAATACAGGAGATGTACCAATTGTTACCTTTGTAGATCCGAGCACACCAGATACAAATGGTTATGGTGCTGGTGGAATTGCTATTATGGGTCCCGTTAGTCCTTTATCAGATGGAACTTACAAATCAGATCCAAATGGAAAAGAAATTGGTGTTGTGGATGTTGCAATTATTAGTGGCGGCGGCGGGTATTCTCAGACGGATACCATTTGGGAAAAAGGTCAAACCAAACCAAATACTGGTAAGAAAGTTATAAATGATTATAAATGTGAAATTTCTAGAATTATTGTTTTGGATACTGGATGGGGATACTCCCCAAATACAACAGTAAGTGTTGGATCTTGCACTTTTCCTGTTAAATTGACTTCTAGAGGAAACATTGTTCAAGTATTTGTAACCAAAACAAAATGTGGACTTGATTGTAAAAAGAGACCGATTGCTAAAATAAATAGTGCAAAAGGTGTTGGTGCTAAATTGAAAGTTGTGATGAAGTATGAAAGAATTGACTCTACGCAAGCAATTAGCACCACTGATGATGGGGATGTTATTTCTGTTGTTGATTGTATAGGTAAATAAAATGTCAGTACCTTCAGGTGCAGTTCCAGAAGATAATAAGGAACTAGAAAAAGAAAATAAAGGAAGGTATTCCCTTCAGAGTGGTCAATCAACTATTCACGGAACTGCTTTGTGGCAAGTTCAGACGCAAGAATCCCAAACAATGGGATTCTATGCAGATACTGGACAAGGTGGAAATGGAAATGGAACTGTAGGTAAACATGTTTTATTTACGCCAGGATCATCTGTTGAGATTCTAGGTCAAAATTTAAAAGCAAGAGGAAATGATGCTTCAGTATTCAATCCTGCAAAGGTGATCTTGTGCAAACATGGAGACATTCATTTAGAAGCAACAGACGGAGACATTTTTCTAAAGGCAAAAAACATTGTAATTTGTGCCGAGGGTGGAGAAAAGCAGGGAAACATTGATCTCAAAGCAACAAAAAATCTTAACCTGAAAGCATCAACAATTAAGGTTCAAGGTGAGGGAATAGGACTTGCAGCATCAAAAGACATGAGTATCGTTGCTAAGGGATTTTTAGAAACACAGGCAGGATTTAATGCTGCATCACACTCTGGTGAAATTTCTTTTAGTGGTGTTGGTGCTTTATTGAGCAGTATTGGTATTGGAGGAAAAATCTAATGCATGATACTATGAGAGGTGTGGACGGCAAACTTGTTGTAGGTGGTGCCGATCCAACATTCATTCCTGCTGTTCCACCATTCACGGGAACTTTAGTTTCTGCTTGGGGTGTTTTTGGAATGCCGACAGGATCAAGTCCTAGTGGAGGATTGATTCCGAGAGCAGTTGTTCAAATTGGTCCCCCATGTCCTCCTATAACTATTGGTGGAATAACTTTACCAACTGCAAATAGTTTAGAAGTAAATGGAATCTCATACTTCATTGGAATTACTAACATTGCAGGGACACTGAATGTTACTGCACAAAGTTTCTTTACTGCTACATCAACTTTCAATGCAACTCAAATCAAAAATGCTTTAGATTTGAAGAATGATAAGAGTATTGGAAATAAAACTTTCGTTAATAATGATAATGTGATTGTCAATTCAATCATTACTTGCAATGACATTAGATCTTCAATTACAACTTTAAATCAAACGTATGCCATTGCTCAATCTAAAAAATCCTTTGACATTAAACATCCATCTAAAGAAGGGCATAGATTAAGACACGTTTGCGTTGAAACTGAAGAGGCAGGGGTTTACATACGTGGAAAAAATAATCAAAATGTGATAGAATTACCAGATTATTGGAAAAATTTTGTGTATGAAGAAAGTATCACTGTTAATTTAACTCCAATTGGTTCACACCAAAATCTTTTTGTTGAAAAGATTGAGGATAATAAAGTTTTTGTTGGCGGGGATAAATTATTAAATTATTACTATACTGTTTTTGCTGAAAGAAAGGATTGTGGAAGAAATGTTTCTGAGTATAAGGGTTATACCCCAGATGATTATCCAGGAGATAATAGTGAATTTTCAATCGTTGGTTGGGATTATGACAGGAGAAGATAAAAAATGAGCACATCCGACAACATCATTGCCGACTTAATTGAAGACATTGGCACTAAAAGAAGTCAAAGACTTGCACTTCTGGATAATCTTACAGTTTTAGATGCCAACATTGATACTTACGATAAGTTAATTGCAAACATTGATAAGGAAGCACGACGGTTAATTACTCTCATTAATGATGCAATTACTCCAGTAAAGCAAGCATATGAAGCAAGAATCACTGCTGAGTGTAAAAGCGATTTAGCATGGGTTAAAGTTAAACAATGGACTCAACTTGTATCTGGTGGTGCTGGAGATGGATCTGGAGTTTACAACGCAACATTTGCAAAATATGAGGTTCAAAAAGATTCTAACACTTATGCTTACCAACCTTATCATGGCATAAAGTATTATCAAAGACCATTGAATCGTGATTATGGATCTGACATTATTGTAGAATTTACTGGTAGTGTTGGTGTTGGAAACAGTTTTATTACTGTTACTGATACAAAAGGGTTATCATCTTTGATTAAAGTTGGTGATAAAATTACTGATAGTTTGGATAGTCCAGTTTTATTTTCTGCATCAAGTCTTCCATCGGTTGTTGGATTTGGTACGACGTTCTCGATTGGGATTACTAGTTCTTTAGTTGGGAACATTTCTTTTGGTTCGAGTATTCTTGCTGTTGTCTCTGGGGTTCTTGCTGGTATTTCTACAGGAATGTATGTTGAAAGATTTGGAATTATTCCAGATAATACTCAAATTGTTGGATTTGGAAGTACAAGTGTTATAGTCTCTTATGGAACAACCTCTGGAATTGACACTACAGGTACTATTACAGTTTCTTCACTTATTTTAAGTGATAATGCCACTGGAATTTCTACTGATGAGACTTTTGACATTGGAGTTGGTTCTTCTTTACCAATAATCAATTTGACGGCATCATCGGCAGGTGTTTCTACAAGTAATCAGTTTACCGTAATTAGATTTGGTAGTACTGACATTGATAAAGATTTTGATTGGCAATCAAGTCCTTTCAATCCAATTACTATTGGAATTATAAATTCTAATACATTGGCAGCAGGCAATAGTTCATTTTACAATTATTCTGGTGCTCCAAACAATAAGACTACTTGGGATGAAGCATCATCTTATTATGATCCAATTGCAAAGACTCAAATCAATCCAGAACCTTCTATTGGTGCGGGTCGTGCAGAATATTATACTGGATCTTTGACTTGGCCAGTTAAGGTAACTCCAATCGTTAATCCTACAACAAAAGTAATTACTGGTTATACGAGAACACCTGCTTATCTTGGCAACACTGTGACAGTAACTGTTGGTTTGGGAGCATCAACTAGTGTTAGTATTGGTTATAGTTCGAGAGGTCCAAGTGGATTAGATCCTGCTAGAGCAGCATGTAGTACATTGAATTCTAACATTACTGCTGCTATTGATAACATGAATGATGTCAAAAATCGTTACATGGCAACCATACAAAAATTAGTCAGTGCTTCTCATACATTAAGGGGAGTTAGGAATCAAAAAGAACTTTTTGCTTGGTCTTCATTGCAGGGTGCTGCAAGTTTGAGACAGGACATTGCAAAGTTGGAGGCAGATCTGGCAGCAATTGATAAATTTGATTTTAGTCAGTTTGAGTAGACCAGTTTTAAGGGTGGCACATAGCACTTGACTTCGGAGAAAAGATGCCCTATAATGACAGGGTACAAAGGTTGCTCTTCAAATGACCGAAGATACCAGTTATCTGTCAAAAATTATTATTGATGTTTGCTCTCGATCAATCTTACTGATTAGTAATGAAAATCATAAAAAAATTATCAAGTGCAATACGACTAAAGAGTTTATGAATGCTTTAGAATTTTGCCGCTCTGCAGAAGAGTTTGTTGATGAAATCTCTTATGCTAAAGTTTTAGTTGCATCTGAGAATTGAAAAACTGGTAAAGTTATTTTTTATGGGCGGGTAGTCCAACTGGCAGGAGACACCAAACTTAAAATTTGTACAGTGCGAGTTCGAATCTCGCTCCGCCTATTAGAGTTCACACTCTAAATAAACAAAAGTAAAAAATAAACTTATGAAGTACCGCATTGATACTGCATATTGTTGGTACAATAAGGGAACTCAAATTGTTCTAATGTATTTCATAAATCACATTCCCTTTACTTTTGATGAAATTCCAGATTGTGCTATGCAAGATTTGGAAATCATTAATTTGGCAGATAACGAAAGACGATTTGAACCAGAGGATTTATACCGAACATCTTTCTATTTGATTGATGAGCAGTGTCATCCAATGTTATTTGATGTTGAACTGGAAAATCCAGAAATGTTACCTGTTGATTAACTTGCCCTTGTAGCTCAGTGGTAGAGCAACGGTTTTGTAAACCGTTGGTCGTCTGTTCGAATCAGATCGGGGGCTCTGAGTTCTATAAACTCCAATGTCATTAATTTCACAACAAGATAGAGACCTTGCTATTGAAGCATTGGATTTCTATCTCTTCAATAAACAATTCGATTTTACTGAAGAGAAACGAATGGAAGTCAATGCTCTTATTAATTGGATTAAGTTGGAGAAAACTAAACATGAAAATTAATCTTTGGTACTGTAGTGAAATGAAACAATGGCGTTGGACATTGACTGATGATAATAGACCTATAGTTAAACAAGAAGCAGGACAGCAACCAGATCTTCGTGCTGCTATGAATGATGTAGCAAATACTGTTGAGTATTTGATGGGTGTTGACAAATAAATTTGAATGTTTTATAATCTAAGTTCCGTGTGAAGGAAGTATAAAACCCCCGAAGAAATTTGGGGGTTTTATTGTATGATAAATAAATCAGAAGAAAAACTATGCTAATAAGAGATGGCTCTTTCCAGACTGGAGAATTTTTTAAAGAATTCCTTAGGTAATACGCTTTATGTAGACCCTACAGAAATTGACTCTACGGATAGTATTACCAATCAAGGTAATTCTCAGACAAAACCATTTAAAACTATTCAAAGAGCATTAATTGAGGCTACACGATTTTCTTACGTTGAAGGTAAGTACAACGATAGATACAATCGTGTCACAATTGTTGTGGCACCAGGAACTCATTACATAGATAATCGTCCTGGATACATTGCGTATGATGATGTGTTTTCTTCATCTACTCTATACTATTCAAGATTTGGTCAATTTGGTCTTGTACTATCTCCATTTGACTTAAATACGAATTTTGATGTAACAACTACTGATAACGAACTTTACAAACTCAATAGCGTTATCGGTGGTGTTATTATTCCTCGTGGTGTATCTTTAGTTGGTAGAGATCTTAAGAAAACTAAAATTATTCCAAAGTATGTTCCAGATCCAGAAAATTCTGAAATTGAAGCATCGTCTATTTTCAGATTAACTGGTGGATCCTATGTTTCAAACTTTACCATTTTAGATGGTGACATTACTGGATCTGTTTATAAGAACTATACAACTATTGCTTATACACCAAAGTTTTCTCACCATAAATTGACTGCTTTTGAGTATGCGGATGGTGTTGGTGTAATTCGCATTAATGATTCTTTCCTGAACATTGTTTCGACATTAACTGATCTTGATAATTATTACAGAAAAATTTCAGATGTATTTGATACTGCATCTGCTCGTCCAATTGAACCAGATTATCCTTCTGGATCTTTAGACATTGAGAAAAGAGTTGAAGAATATAGAATTATTTCTACAGCAACCGAATCTATTGGAGTTACATCTATTCGTTCTGGAAATGGTGTCATTCCAACAACAACAATTACTGTTGAACTTGAATCTGATCTCGTAGATCTTCAGATTGATTCTCCCATTACAATTGCTGGAGTCTCGACTTCTGTTTATAACGGAACATTTATTGTTTCTGGTATTACATCAGCAACTAAATTTACCTATTCAGTTCCTACAGTTCCGAATGTTGCGATTCCTGGTATCAACAATGCAACTGCAAGTATTGAAGTTGATACGATTGAGTCAAATGCTCCAGAATTAAACAACATCAATAAGAGATCTGTTTATGGCATGAACAGTGCTCATTTTGATGGGCAAAAAGTTTCTGGATTTAAGAAGGCAATTGTAAGTCGTTTTTATGGAACTGCATTACAAAAAGATGATGCAGCGTTTTTAAGATTTAATAATGACTCAGATACCTATCAGGGTTCTGATCAAGTTGACAATTTGCATACGGATCCAGTTGCAGTTTATAAACCATCATACTCATCGTATCACATTAAGGCATCAAATGGTGCAGTAGTTGATGTTGATTCTTCACAAGCAACTGGTCACACAAATCAATTTGTTGCTGAATCTGGATCTGAGATTGACTTGAACGGAAGCAAATCCAATTATGGCGAAAATGCTTTCCTTTCAAAAGGATTTAAAAATTCTGCTTATGCTTTAGATGATACTGGGTACATTACACATGTAATTAGTCCACAGGAAACAGATTTTAAAAACATTACTGTTGACTATCTTCCTCTTGATGTTCAAAATACTATCAGTATTGGAAATTCAACTCGTCTTTATTTGTTTGATGAAAAAAATGCAGATAAATCACCACAACACATTACAGAAGCATTTAGAATTGGTGCAAAATTTGATGAAAAACTGAATGCATCATTAAACATTTACGGAAATCAGACAAATGTGTATTCAAAAGTAGTTATTCCATCTACTCTTGGAGTTACCACTTCAGTTGCTCAAAAAGTTTCAATCGTAAATCGCAATTCTATTGGTGTTAACAGCATCACTGCAAACTCATTTGTATTTTCCAAAAATCATGAGTTTATTAATGGTGAATCTGTAAGAATTGTTAGTGATACTGGAGAAATTCCAACAGAACTTGATAATGATGAAAAGTATTATGCAATTACATCTGGTTTGGGAAATGATACTATACGTCTTGCAAGAACCTTAAACGACGCACTTTCGGGCAACTTTATTCAAATTGGAAATTCTGGTGGTGAACTTAAAGTCATTAGTTATGTCTATGATAAAATTCCAGGAGAAATTGGGCATCCAATTCAGTTTGATGAATCTAATAAGCAATGGTATGTAAATGTTTCAAATCTTACAGAAGATAACCAGATCTATTCAACTTTTGTAAGTTATGGAACCACAGCATTAGGTGCAGTCAGTCCTAAAACTTATGTTAAAAGAAACTATAATACTAGAAACATAGAAGATTCAATTTTCAAATTCAGATATGTTATTCCATCTGATGTTGAAAATGCAAATACTCCAACTGATGGTTCTATTCTTCAAGAATCAAATACGACAACTGCTGCAACAAATTCTGAACTTTCTACTGTCAACATCACAAGTACGATTGCTCAAAAAAACTTTAGATTCATTACTGATGCAGTTTGGAATTCAAATACCGCAACAATTATTACAGAAAAACCACATGATTTGACAGTTGGATCTGTAATTGAAGTTGAAAACTTGGCAAGTAGTGGAAATGCTACAGGAATCGGAAGTTCTGGTTTTAATGGTAAGTTCGAAGTTATTGGAATTAACAGCGAAAGATCATTCAATTATACCTTAAGTGATAATCCTGGTTCTAAAGTTACAAATTCAGATATTCGTCTGGTTGATAATCTTGCATACTTCAAGAGAAAGGAATATTCTAAGAACTTCTACGTTTATAAGGTAAAGGAAATCAAGAAATATGTATCTGGAGAGCAAGATGGCGTATACTATCTAACTTGTTTAGATGCATCAATCAAACCACAAATTGCACCATTCTCATCTGAAGAATTTGCACAACCAATTGAATACCTGTATCCAGAAAGAGATAGAGATAATCTTACTTCTGATCCAGTAGCAGCAGAAAGTTATGTAAGAAAGGATAAAATTGGAAAAGTAGTGGTCAGTGATGCAAAGCACAGTTTGACAAAGAAAGTTGTTCATAATTTCCTTCTTGAAAATGGTATTGGAATTGGAATTACCACAATTCAAACTGATACCAATACTGGCACATCTCATACGATTACTTTAGGAAAACAGCATAACTTAAACAGAATTATTTCTGTTGGCGTTTCAAGTGCTGGTGCTGGATACGGTTCTGGGTCTGCTGCAACTCTTTATGGTGCTAAACTGGTTGGAATTGGAACAACAACTGGTGACGGTGCTATTGCAAACGTTTTAGTCAGTGCTGCAGGAACAATCACATCAGTTACCATTACTCATGGTGGTGGTGGTTATTTGATTGGTCAATCTTTGGAAGTTGTTGGTGTTGCAACAACTGCAGGATTTGCTGTTGGTCTCGTAACTGTAACGTCAGTTGTCAATGGTATTGATGAGGTTGTTCAGGTTTCTGGAATTAAATCTGAGTCCTATCAAAACTATAATGATCTGTTTAGAGTCATTGGTGTTCCAAATTCCAAATCAATTGCAATTAAATCCGTTAATCATATTGGTTATACTGGAGTTGCAGGAACTGATACTGTAGTTGGTGTTGCATTAACGGATTCTATTCTGTCTGTTGTCGGTAGATCCTCAGGAATTACTACTTTGACGTATGATTCTACGACTGGAATCGCAACAGTTGGAACAGGATTGACTGCTCATGGTTTAATGACTGATCAAAAGATTCAAATTGTTGGAGTTGCAAAAACTTTCTTCAATGGATCTTTTGTTATTCAAGAAGTCGTTGGTCTTACTACGTTTATCATTAATCCTGGAGTTTCATCAGAAATTTCTCCAATCATTGACGGCAATCAGTTTGTATTCAGAGGTGGGTATTCATCAAATAATGGATTAAATTCTCCAACAAATGAAAAACTTAGAAGCAGAGCAATTCCATTCTATGTTGGAATTACAACAACTTTGGCTACGGGAATTTCATCCTCTTCCACTTCAATTGACATTACAAATGCTACCAATAGTGGACTAGTTCTTGGTGACTTCATTGTGATTGATGATGAAATTATGAGAATTAATAATAATTCAATCAATGTGGTCTTCAGAGGAGTCTTTGGAACTGTTACCAAAAATCACCAAGCAGGTGCAATTGTACGCAAGATCAAAGTTGTACCAACAGAATTAAGAAAATCCTCAGACATCAATTCTAATGGTCATTACTTTAATAATGTTGGATTTGGACAAGGAAATTATTCTGTAGCAATTCCAGAGAGACAAATTACATCTTTAACCAAAGATGATAGAAAACTTGGTCAAGCACAAAGAAAGTCTGGAGGACAGATTCATTATTCGGGTATTAATGATGCTGGTGAGTACTTCCTGACGGATAAGCGTTATGGATCTGTTTCTGCCAATGATGAAATTTTTGAGGGTCCAATTCCAAAAATTTCTGGAATAGAACTCAATCCAGCAGACGTTCATAATGTCACTGAAGTAGTTGCAAACAACTCTATTACTATAAATGGTGGTCCAAATCGTGACATTGTAAGTCGTTTTGATGGACCAGTGTTGTTCATGAACAAGTTAATTTCTTATGCTGAGGACGGAATTGAAACAAACATTTTAAGTCTTCATGGAGAAGCTCCAGTTTCAAGAAACATTACTGTTGGAATTGCTACCCCTATCGTTCCTGGCGGTGCTGGTGACGTTACCTTTAATGCAAATCCACAAGAAAGAGGACATCTTGGATGGGTCTTTACTCAACAGAATACCTGGAGAAAGTTTGGACTAATCAGTAAAGATGCTGATAAGATGGTTGTTTCTGTTGATAGAATTGGAATCGGAACAACGACTGCATCTGATGTATTGAATGTTGTTGGTAACGCTAAAATCATTGGTATTACTACAATTCGTAGTGGCATTGGTTCAGCACATCCTGAACTTGTAATTAATGCAAATACAACAACAGATCAGGTGCAAGACATTCCAGATGGAACAGAGTTGCACATTACTGGTGAAAATAATGCAATTTCCAGAATTGCACAAGATACTTTTGGTGCTAATGCTTATCCAGCATTTACTGGGCGTGTAGCAAGAGGAACTCTCGCAAGTCCTTCAACAACACAAAATGGAGACGTTCTTGTTCAGATGGCAGGAAGAGGTTATGGATCTACAAAGTATCTGGATAACAGTGTTGCGAGAATAAACTTCAGAGCAGCACAAACATTTAGCGATTCGAATGCAGCAACAGACATTTCCTTTGAAGTTACTGGAATTAACACAACAGCACCACGCGAAGTTGTTAGAATTGGTGCAGGTGGATCGGTTGGAATTGGTACAACCGATCCAACATCTACTTTGCATGTTTCTGGAACAGCAAGAATTGCTGGTATTATCACGGCAACAACTGCAATTAACACTCAACTTGGTGTTGGAACTGTTGGAATCAGAACATACTTTGATGGTAGTTATTTGAGTTCTCCAACACTTGATGTTGTAGGTGACGTTCGTATCGGAAGCGGAAATACCCAAGGTTTGGTTCTTACATCGCCAAATGGAAACCTATTTAGAATTGTGGTTGATGATACTGGATCCCTTGCTGCAATTTCAACATCTGTTCTTGGATAAATAAAAAGAAAGATAACTGGGGGGAGAGTGAACTCCGATGGCTGTTAACAAGAATTTTGTTGTCAAGAACGGTTTAGAAGTTGACGGAAAAACTTTATTCGTAGATGCAGTCAATAATAGGGTCGGTGTTGCCACTACAATTCCCAGTTATGATTTTGAGGTTGACGGAAAGGCAAACATTAAGGATCAGTTAATTTCCAGGAATGCAATTCTTGGTGTTACTACAGCAGGAACTGTCGGAATTACAACTCTGACAGTTGTTAACACCAATGTATCTGGAACTGCAACCATTAATGGTGCAAACATTACATCTCTAAGTGTTACTGGCAACTCTACCATTGGTAATGATACGTCAGATACTGTTGCAATTAATGCACAAGTTTCATCTAACTTTGATCCTGCAACAACTGACATTTATGACATTGGTGCTGCAAAAAGATGGAGAGACATCACAGCAGCACGAACAATTAATGCTACTACATTCATTGGTGCTGGTGTTAGTGTTACTGGCGTTACTACAGCAAGAACATTCAATGGATCTCACGTAAATGTCTCTGGCGTATCGACATTTACCAACGGTCCAATTCTTTTAGGATCTGGGACAACTACAGGAACACTGGGTCAAACTTTACAAGTCACTGGTAATGCTTATGTTTCTGGTAATACTGGATTAGGAACAACAAATCCAACATCAAAATTACACATCATTGGCGATACGTTAGTTACTGGCGTATCAACAGTAGGAACTGCTTTAACAGTAGTTGGTCCTGCTAAGTTTGATAATAACATCACTGTAACTGGTATCACAACAGTAGGAACTGCTTTATCGGTTATTGGACCTGCTAAGTTTGATAATAATATTACCGTTACTGGTATCGCAACAGTAGGAACTGCTTTAAGTATCGTTGGACCTGCTAAGTTTGATAACAACATTGCAGTCACTGGTGTCTCTACATTTACTGGTGATGTATTAGTATCTGGTTTTGCTACAGTTACTAAGGCAGCAATCTTCAGTAGTGATGTTAATGTATCTGGTTTTGTTACAGTTACTAAGGCAGCAATCTTTAGTAGTGATGTTAATGTATCTGGTGCTACAACTGTTGGTGCTGCTTTAACTGTTGCTGGTCCCACAAAACTCAATACACATTTAGCAGTCACTGGTGTCTCTACATTTACTGGTGATGTATTAGTATCTGGTTTTGCTACAGTTACTAAGGCAGCAATCTTCAGTAGTGATGTTAATGTATCTGGTGCGACTTCGGTAAGGTCTTTGAGTATTGGATCTACTCAAGTTATTAGCAATGATAGACAACTTCAAAACATTGTCTCATTAGATGCTATCACAACAGCAACAATTGAAACTGCAATTGTAAATGCTCCAAGTAGTTTTACCGACTTGACAGTCACAGGAATTACTACTTTTGTGAATGGTCCTGTAATGGTTGGTTCTGGGACTTCAACAGGAACAGCATCTCAAACACTCCAAGTTACTGGTGGTGCTTATGTTTCTGGTAACACTGGTATCGGAACCACAAATCCAACATCGAAACTTCATGTCATTGGTGATGCGTTAGTTACTGGCGTATCAACAGTAGGAACAGCATTAAGTGTTATTGGACCTGCTAAGTTTGATAATAACATTGCAGTTACTGGTGTTTCTACATTCACTGGAACCGTTAATGCAGGGTTCATCACAGCATCTAATGCTTACATCACTGGAGTCACAACAGTAGGAACTCTGATCTTTGACTCAATCGGAGGTAGTTCTGGTGCTGTTCTCCCATCTATCACTAACACATTCTTAAGTGTAAGTGGTGTTGCTACAATTAATCAGGCAAACATCACTACATTAAGTGTTTCTGGCGTTTCTACTTTTACCAATGGACCAGTATTTGTTGGATCAGGAACTTCTACAGGAACATCAGACCAAAAACTTCAAGTAACTGGTGGTGCTTATGTTTCTGGTAACACTGGTGTCGGAACCACAAATCCAACATCGAAACTTCATGTCATTGGTGATGTTAATGTATCTGGTGCTACTACTGTTGGTGCTGCTTTAACAGTTGTTGGTTCTGCTAAGTTTGATAACAACATTGCAGTCACTGGTATTGCTACTGTAGGAACTGCTTTAAGTATCGTTGGACCTGCTAAGTTTGATAATAACATTGCAGTCACTGGTGTTTCTACATTCACTGGAACAATCAACGCTGGATTCATCACAGCAACCAATGCTTACATTTCTGGCGTTACGACTGTTGGGACATTAATCTTTGACTCCATTGGTGGTAGTTCTGGTGCTGTTCTTCCTTCTATTACCAACACATTCTTAAGTGTAAGTGGTGTTGCTACAATTAATCAGGCAAACATTACACAACTTCAAGTTACTGGTATTTCCACATTCACCAATGGACCAGTATTCATTGGATCTGGTACAACAACAGGAACTGCATCACAACCACTTCAAGTAACTGGTGGTGCTTATGTTTCTGGTAACACTGGTATCGGAACCACAAATCCAACATCAGCACTTCATGTTGTTGGTGATGTATTAGTTACTGGAGTATCAACTGTAGGAACTGCTTTATCGGTTATTGGACCTGCTAAGTTTGATAACAACATTGCAGTCACTGGTATTGCTACTGTTGGTACTGCCTTAAGTGTTATTGGACCTGCTAAGTTTGATAATAACATTGCAGTCACTGGTGTCTCTACATTCACTGGAACTGTTAATGCAGGATTTATTACTGCATCTAATGCTTACATTTCTGGGGTCACAACAGTAGGAACTGCTTTATCGGTTATTGGTCCTGCTAAGTTTGATAATAACATCACAGTCACTGGTATCACAACAGTAGGAACTGCTTTATCGGTTATTGGTCCTGCTAAGTTTGATAATAACATCACAGTCACTGGTGTTTCTACATTCACTGGAACTGTTAATGCAGGATTCATCACAGCAACCAATGCTTACATTTCTGGCGTTACGACTGTTGGGACATTAATCTTTGACTCCATTGGTGGTAGTTCTGGTGCTGTTCTTCCTTCTATTACCAACACATTCTTAAGTGTAAGTGGTGTTGCTACGATTGCACAACTGAATGTATCTGATCGTGTTCGTTCAAATCTGCATCCATTAACTGATGCAACTTATGATGTTGGAATTGGAACTCTGAGATGGAGAAATAGCAATTTCTCTGGAATTATCACTGCGGCACAATTCTCAACTGGAGCAACAGGAACTGGATTTAACATCAGTGGTGATACAATCAGTGGTCCTTCTCTGTTCTACATTGATCCTGCTGCTGTTGGTGATAATACTGGAGCAGTTAGAATCAAAGGTGATCTTTATGTTGATGGCACTCAGTTCGTCGTCAATTCATCTACAATTGAACTTGCTGATTTCAATGTTGGTATTGCAACAACAGTAGGAACCAACGCACTTCTTGATGGTGCTGGTATTGGTATTGGTTCTACTGGAATTCGTAAAACTCTTACATGGGATGATACAAATAGTGCATTAAAATCTAGTGAGAACTTTAATCTTGCTTCTGGAAAGGTTTATGAAATTGATGGAACAACTGTACTTTCATCTACTCAATTAACAGTTGCAAACATCAATTCTTCTGGTATTTCAACTCTTGGAATTGCCACATTCACAGATGCCGTAAGTTTTGGAACTACTGCATCCTTCGGTGATAATGACAGTCTGTATTTTGGTGATGATAATGATTTAAGAATTTATCATGATGGATCTAATACTTACATTAATAATACTACAGGAAGTCTCTACATTACCGATAATGGTAATAATGTTTACATCCAAGGTATTTCTGGAGAAAGTAGTGCTATTTTTAGAGGTAATGATGCAGTAGAACTCTATTTTGATAACTCCAAAAAATTTGAAACCACTGGTGTTGGTGTAACAATCTTTGGAACTACACAGACACAGCAATTGAATGTTTCTGGTGTCTCCACTGTTTCAAACTTAGTTCTTACTGGAACTGTAAGTGCTGCATCTTCTATCGGTGTAGATGGTCAATACCTCAAATCAACAGGTGTTGGTGTAACATGGGCAACATTCCCAAGTTTAAGAAACACTGGAATTACCACTGCAACAAATGGACAAACCACATTTAACTTTGCTTATAACATCAATTTCTTAGATGTCTTTGTCAACGGTGTCAAACTTTCATCTACAGAATACACTGCAAACAATGGAAGTACAGTTATACTTTCAACACCTTGTTTCCAAGATGACATTGTTGAATTGGTTTCGTACAACACAGTAAGTGGATCTGGATCTGGAAGTAGTGGTGCAGTAATTCTGAATGATCTGACTGATGTTACTTTAAATGCTCCTGCATCTGATCAGGTTCTTAAGTATGATGGAACAGAATGGGTAAATGATTATCCTCTGTGGAGAAAAACCTCAGCAGGAATTCATACACTTGGATTTGTTGGAATAGGCACAACAAATCCAACAACAGCATTATCAGTTGGTGGAACAATCACAGAACTCTATAATGGAACATACTGGAATGTTGTAACTCAAGCAGACGTTGGTTATGGTGCATCTCAAGTTCCTCTGAATCAGTATCTGGGTCAACTTGCATTCTTGGATCAGTACTCACCATCTGGTTTAAGAAGATCTGGTGGAGGTAGTGATGATGTTGTGGTTAGTGCTGGTGGTTCTGTCGGTATTGGATCTACAATTCCAACTGCAACCTTAACCATTGCAACAGCAGGTATTGCTTCTGATGGAAGATCTCAAATCTATCTGAATGGTACGACAAGTAATCGTATTGAGTTCAATACTGCTGGTGTTGGTACTCCCACTTCTGTTGGAACTAGCGGAACGACAAGAAGTGCTGGTACAAAGATTATGTTATTTCCTAATACAGGTGCCATTACAAATGTTGATTATGCATTTGGTATTGAATCTGATACATTATGGTCTTCTGTTCCTAGTTTATCTCAACAATTCAAATGGTATGCAGGAACTGTTGGTATAGCAACACTTTCTGGTACTGGTGCTTTATCAATTGGTGGTACTTTTACTAGCACAACTGGTGACGTTGATGTTCGTCGTGTGTCATCAGGTAATGCAACAGTTACAATGTCTGGAACACCAGCAAACACTGCTACTATCGTTGCAACAGGTAACGTTGGAATGGTCACTTTTGCAACAGCAGGTATTGCTGCAACAGTCAATGTTACTGGTATGATTGCTGGTCAAACATTGGATTTATTTGTTTCTAACCCCACAACAGTGAAAACACTTTCTCTTCGATACGATGGATCTGCAATTTCACTCACTGGTATTAGTTCTGTTGGTGGCAGCCCAGCATCTTTAGCAATCAATGGAAATGCGATGATTCGTTACATTGTGGTTGGAACTACCTCTGATAGTCCAGTTGTTGGAAACATTAGAGTGAGTATGAACTAATTATGTCACACAATAAATACTAACTAGGAGAATCCAGCAAAATGGCAAACAACAGAGAATTATCTCAACTAGCATCTCTTATTGTTGTTGATGATACGACAAGAAACATTGGTATCGCAACCACTGGATTCTCAAAAGTTGGCATTGGAACCACAAATCCAATAACAACATTAGATGTTAGAGGAAAAACTTTATTGTGGAATCAACCAAATGTTGGTTATGCAGTAACTAAAGGTGATATGGATACTTATGCTGTTCTCAAATTAAGGGGACACGCAACTGATTCTACTAATATGCAATTTGCCCATATTAATAATGGGAATGCAATGGGTGTTCAAGTTACAAATGCTTTGAATACTGCAAATTGGGACATACTTTTAAATCCTTTTGGTGGAAATATTGGTATAGGAACCACAAATCCATCTCAAAAACTTCAAGTTTATGGAGGATCTCTTAATGTTTTTAATCCAACAGGTGAGGTAAACGCTCAAGTTCAATCTGGAGATGGAACTTCTGTAGTTGCATTTAGAGCAATCAACACAAATAAAAATTATAGATTTGGCATTCAATCAAGTGATCAATTTGTTTTCAGAGATGCTACTACGTCTGATAATAGATTAGGAATTACTTCCACTGGTGAAGTTATTATTGGTTATAATGCAACTCCTTTAGTCACAACAGGAACAGCATCACAAACACTTCAGGTTACTGGTGGTGCTTATGTTTCTGGTAACACTGGTATCGGAACCACAAATCCAAGAGCATTATTGCAAGTTGGTGCTGCAATTACTGAATCAATTATTGTAACTTCTAACGGTATTCTTGGTATAGGTGGAACAAACGTAGGATCTGCTACAAACAAACTTCAAATTATAACTGAAGGAGTTGCTGCTGAAGGATTGGGTATTTTTGGAACTTGGACAAGTCAAAATGCAGAACAGGGTGCTGTCAATTTTTATGGTGCAAAAGATGCAAATGCACCACTTGCAAGTATAGTTTGTATTGATAATCGTGCTACCGCAGTTGCTAGCCGTTCTGGTAGTTTGGTATTTAAAACCGCCGCTAGTTCTACTTTAGTCGAAGCATTAAGAATTGATAGATCTCAAAGAGTTGGCATAGGAACCACAAATCCAACATCAGCACTTCATGTTGTTGGTGATGTATTAGTTACTGGTATTACAACTTCCACTGACTTTAACTCCTCATCTGACATCAATCTGAAAGATAACATTCAAAGAATTGAAAATCCAATTGATAAAGTTCTTCAATTGGATGGTGTGACCTTTAACTGGAAGGAAACAAATCGTCCATCAGTGGGTGTAGTTGCACAACAAGTTGAAAAAGTTTTACCACAACTTGTAAGTGGAGATCAAACGAAGACGGTTAATTATAACGGTCTGATTGCACTTCTGATTGAGTGCGTAAAGGAACATCAGATAGAAATAAATAACCTCAAAGAGAAGTTGAAATAATGGCAATTTCGCAGAATTTTCCAGATGAGGGACCAAGTTTAAATTTAAATTTTGCTAAGGCAAAATCATTAGATCCACGTATTACTTTCACGAGAAGTAGCACAGGAACTTATGTTGATGACAATGGATTAATTGTCGTTGCTCCTACAGACTCTCCAAGATTTGATCATGATCCAACAACTGGTGTATGTAATGGTTTGTTGATTGAAGAGAGTAGAACTAATGCTTATCAACAAAGTTCTAACATGTCTGATGCATATTGGGGAGCAGTAAACTTAACTACAACTGCTGATGCTGGTGCTGCTCCAGATGGAACTACTACAGCAACTCTCATAGTAGCGACTACTACAACTGCAACTCATGCGTTGAAACCATACATGCCGCTTGCCAGCACGGCAACAATTACTGTTTCTGTATTTTTAAAATCTAATGGCGACCAATATTTTACTATTAGAGGAGATAACCAAAGTAATTACTGTACATTTGATTTAATTAATGGTACAGTTACTTCATCTAGTACTCTCAATAGTACTACATCTTCAATAGTTGCATATCCAAATGGATGGTATAGGTGTATAGTTACTTATACTCCAAGTACTACTGCGAATGACCCAGAATTTTACATAGCAAATTCTTCAACTTATAATATTTCTACTTTTTCTGGCACTGGGACAAATGGATTTTATATTTGGGGAGGGCAACTAGAAACAGGAGAATTTCCAACATCATACATTCCCACATCAGGTTCTACAGTCACTCGTTCTGCTGATCGTGCTTCTATAACAGGAACTAATTTCTCAAGTTGGTTCAATCCAAGTGAGGGAACTATTGTTGCACATGTATCAAACAGAGCATCATTAAAGTATAGTTCAATTTACACATTTGATGCTGGAACTGGAAGTCAAGCAGAACAATTAGTAAATACAAGTGGTAGTACAGGACAAGAACAAATATTTGCCAGAGTATCATTAAGTGAAACTGGATTGATTTATAATGAGGCAGCAATCCCAAATCCAAAACATGCTTATGCATACAAAAATGCAGATTTTGGAGTTGCTGCTAATGGAACTAGTTATGTTCTTACTGGAACCTCCCGTGTTCCTACTGGATTAAATAATTTAAAAATAGGAAGATACACTTCTGAAGCGTTATACAGTTTACATGGAACACTTTCTCAATTAGTTTATTATCCTTCAAGACTTTCAAATCAACAATTAGCATTTCTCACTAAATAAAAATAAAAACAATGAGTTACACTACTTATTTTCTGAGATTTACCTCTAAGACTAAAATGAACAATGAGTTCAAGAAGGTAGATTACTATAAAACAGACGAAAATGATAATACTTATTACAGTGTCTATCCTGCAACAGGAGACATTGATGTTGTTGGAGAGATTTATAACAATGATGCTGTGTATGATGAAGAAGGTAATGTGATTTCAGAAGCAACAAAGAAAGATGGTTATCATGTGAATGTAATCTTAAAAGAACCATTACCAGAAAGTCTTGAGTCTTTTGTTGTTCAACCAGCAAATCCTTATAGAGTATTCGCATCATAAATAAGTAAAAAGCCGAGTGTAAACGAAGATGGCTATTAAAATTTCAAATACTACTGTTATTGATGATAGTAGAAATCTAACGAACATTGCAAACGTTGGTGTTTCTGGTGTCTCAACAATATCAGTGAATAGTTCTTCTGATGCATTAAGAATTACTCAAGAAGGTACTGGAAATGCATTAGTTGTTGAAGATTCTACAAATCCCGATGCAACTCCTTTTGTTGTTAAAGCAGATGGTTCTGTTGGTATAGGAACCACAAATCCAATAGAAGAACTTCATGTAAAAGTCGATCAAAACGCTGGAACTATAATTAGAGTTGAAAATGATTTCATAGGAAGTAGCGCACATTCATCAGTTCGTGTTTCTTCATCTTCTACTACTGTCTTATTAGCAGCTCACAGCCCTTCAAGAACTGGTACAAAATATGGCATATCTCAAGGTGGATATGGAGAACTTTCATTAAATAGCGGAAATGGACTTTTAGTTGGGACACTAAATGCATCTTCATTAATTTTAGGAACCAATGATACTGAAGCATTAAGAATTGATAGTTCTCAAAGAGTTGGCATTGGAACCACAAATCCAACATCAACTCTACAAGTTCAAGGTACAGTTTCAGTATCATCCACAACAACATCAGCAGAATTCGTAGGTGGTGGAAGTGATTTAAGAAACCTATCTGGTACTCATTTAGTATCTTATGCTTCTCATAGTGAAACTTCCAATTCAGCATTAAGTATTGCTGGTATTTCTACTTACAATCAAGTAGGAATTCTTACGGGTTCTCTTGCTGTTGATACTACTGATTTCTTTGGATATTCAGTAGCAACAAGTGCCGATGGTAAGACTATTGTTGTTGGTGCTTATAATGATGAAATTGGAGCAACAACAGGTACTGGTGTTGCTTATGTTTATGACCGTGTAGGAAGTTCATTTAATCAAGTAGGAATTCTTACTGGTTCTCTTGCTGTTGATGCTAATGATAACTTTGGAATTTCAGTAGCAACCAGTGCCGATGGTAAGACTATTGTTGTTGGTGCTAATTTTGATGAAATTGGAGCAAATGCATCTTCTGGTGTTGCTTATGTTTATGACCGTGTAGGAAGTTCATTTAATCAAGTAGGAATTCTTACTGGTTCTCTTGCTGTTGATGCTAGTGATAACTTTGGACAATCAGTAGCAACAAGTGCCGATGGTAAGACTATTGTTGTTGGTGCTTGGATTGATGAAATTGGAGCAAATACATCTTCTGGTGTTGTTTATGTTTATGATCGTATAGGATCTTCTTTTAATCAAGTAGGAATTCTTACTGGTTCTCTTGCTGTTGATGCTAATGATGGATTTGGATTTTCAGTAGCAACCAGTGCCGATGGTAAGACGATTATTGTTGGTGCTCGTGCTGATGAAATTGGAGCAACAACAGGTACTGGTGTTGTTTATGTTTATGATCGTATAGGATCTTCTTTTAATCAAGTAGGAATTCTTACTGGTTCTCTTGCTACTAATGCTAGTGATAACTTTGGAACTTCAGTAAAACCAGTGCCG